CCGACCTCGTAACCAATATCGCCAGATCCAATTACGGGAGCCGTCGCACAGAAGATCTTGATGTTAGTGATAATGGTATTGGCAGGTTGCGTAAACTCACCAATCGCTGGGCTGTCCCCCGCTGTGGTGTTGACAGTAACGCCCGTAGCAAAACCAACGTGCTTAACGTATTTGTCCGTTACAATGCCCGTAGAGGCGATATCGCAAGTGTTGGTTACGGCACCAGTGGTTGAATTGACATTGATTACCTCAAAGCCGTTCTCAGACCGGACTGGACCATTAAAAGTTGTGTTAGCCATCTGGCTACCTCCTTACAAAGTTGCCCTAGAGTCTTGTAAGCGTCTGCTGGGACAGTCGCTAGGGCTATAAATTCCCAGAGAAACGGGGAGAGGTTTACCCTCTCCCCTTATTCAGTCTCTACGCACCAGGCGAACCAAATACGCAACGTGGATCAGAGTAACCGTAGCTATAACGCTCACGGGCTTTGAACCTTACATTGCCAGTATCAAAGTCACCTTCCATCTTCGTGGACATCGGCATCCGCTCAAAGTGGATAAATCCACGAGGAGCATCGGTCTTAATAAACCATGCATCCGTATCCGTCAGATAGTGGTTAACGACATACCCTTGCGGAAGCATACCCATGTTCCGTGTAGAATTAATGTCGTTATCAGCTGTACCGGGACGAAGAGTTGATTCGAGCAACCGATCTGCAACGAATTGCAGTGCCGGCGGAACAATCAGTTTCTCGCCACGAACCGAAACCTTCAGGCCGCGCTCATCGACAAAAGCTGCAATGTCAATAAGAGCATTCTCAAGGCTTGTTTCGTTAAGGTCAGCCGCAGTGCTGGGCTCGTTACGAAGATCATTGTTATTAACAAGTGGATGATCCGTCGCACAAAGCTCTTTGCCATCACCGCCAGTAAACGAACTATCAAAAGCATTGTTCAGCGTAGCTGCACCCTTCACCTGCTTGGTGTTGGCCATACTACGTGCCAAAGCTTTCGTATAACGCGAAGCCAGACGATCATAGAGATTATCCTCGATTGCTTCTTCCGTAATGGAGAAAGCAAGCGCGATAGTCTCATGCGTGTACCTTGCGGTATACGCTTCCTGGGCATCATCAAACGAAATAGCTGAACCTTCAGCCTTTACGGGCGCAGACCCGAAGCCTGAAAGCATCACCTCTTCTTCAAATGCACGTTCTGAAGATTCAGTGTCATAAACTTCAGCTGATTCGTCATCATATCTGGCGTACTCAAGACCAAAAAGGGCATTGAGGCCAGGCTCCAACTCTTTTGCTAGTTGCGCTCTACTAATAGCCATTTTTCAAACCCTCCTATACGCCAGTGGTTGAAGGTGTACCAGCTGCAATAGCACCGTTATTGCTACCGAAGTGGTTGTTCAACCGTACAATTGCCCCGATACCAGCTGCTGAAAAATCAGCATTTTCTGGGTCGTCTAGCCAACCGACAATACGCATTTGCAGAGCAGCTGTGGCGGCAATCGTACTGATCGCGAGGCGACCTAACGAAACACCAGTAGCGTCTGTTCCTGTGATAGCGGTTGAGAAGTTAGCGTTTGCAAACACTGCGGCTCGAGCCGTAGCCTTGCTCGTCCATGTCGCATCCGTTGCAATAAGATAAAGCTGCATTGGATCGTCATTAATAAACGCTTTTACCGGGTGGTTGGAATCTGCCCCAGAACCGGGCCAGTAGTTTTTCCAGACAGTTTTTCCAGTGGTAGAATCCACATACTCACAGCCCTGAAATACGCCCAACATACCAACTGTCCCACCAGCAGCGGCGCCAGGAGCGCCAATAAAGCCAGTGGAAAGCGGAATCACGGGTTCTCCGTGATACAGCTTGTCGGTATTGCCGTTTGCAATTTCATACGCGGAGTATTGGGTCATACCAGTGGAATTAGCGGCTCCGCCCTGTTTACTTAAAGGACGAAGGCCAAAGCTTCCATTAGAATTAGCCATTTGTTTCTCCTAGTCCTCTTTTTGAGGACCTCCAAAAGTTACACGAGTTTGCCTATCAGGTTTACTGATGGGCATCGCTGGGTGTTGTTCGCGAGCTAAGTCATTATCGACAGCGGCCATTTGATTCTGAGTCATGCCACGATAGTAGCTGTTGCGTTCCTCAACAATCTCAACC